TGGCCAGATTTTGGCCTACCCTAGGCCAGATTTTGGCCTACCCTAGGCCAGATTTTGGCCTACCCTCCATGACAGGCAAGTCAAGACCCTGTACACTGAGACTGTTCGTTGTAGACCCCTGCAAGGTTTCAGACTCTCTCCCCTTGCAGGGGTCGCCCCATGTCTGCTACACTGAATCACGCAACGAACCACACCTACAGAATGAGAGGTCAAAATGACTGACATCGTTGTCCACACCTTCAAGGACCATCAGGTCCGAACCGCCGTTAGCTCGGATGGAGAGCCCCTGTTCAACCTCGGCGACGTAGCGGCCGCACTGGAAATCAAGGACTCCGCCCGGCTCGCAAGCCGCCTAGAGGATGACCTGCGTCAGACGCACCCCATCCTGGATCGCCTAGGCCGTACACAGAATGCCACGTTCATCACGGAGGCCGGCCTGTATGAGGTCGTACTCCGTAGCGACAAGCCGGAGGCAAAGCCTTTCCGTCGCTGGGTCACCAGGGAGGTACTCCCCAGCATCAGGAAGACCGGCAGCTACAGTCTCCAACCAAAACTCGTAGGCCCTGAGCTCATGGCCTACGCCCTCATCGAGGCGCAGAAGACCATTGAAGCCGCCACAGCCAGGGCAGAGGCCGCCGAAGCGCAGATCGAAGCAGACAAGCCCGCCACCACCCTCGGCAAAGCCATCACCGCAGGCGACGGAGACCTCCTCGTCCGCGACGTCGCCCGCATCCTCGCCTCACACGGCGTCAACATCGGCGAGAAGCGCCTCTACCAGTGGCTCCGCGACCATCAGTGGGTCACCAAGGGAGTTGGCCGCTGTGGCAACCAGCCCACGCAGCGTCGCATCGAGCAGGGCCTCGTCCGACCCCAGGTGCGACCCATCCACCTCCCCGGAGGTAGGCTCATCGAATCCGTGACCACGCTCATCACCGGCAAGGGCCAGGAAGACCTCATCAACGGCTTCCTCAACGGCTCCTACACCATCTGACAAACCCAAAGGGGGCCAGCCCCCACAACAAGGCTGGCCCCCCACACACAAGAAAGGTAGTGACAGTATATGTCCTTCACCGCGATCATGCAAGCCCTCAACCTCCCTGACACCATCAAGGGCAACGGACGCCTTGTCGCCATCTCCATCGCCAACAAGGTCAACATTCACCCCGATAAAAGCAATAAGCCCTGCGCGTGGCCCTCCATCAAGGGCATGGCGGTAGACATCGGGGCCAGCAAGTCCGCCGTCAAGAACTCCCTGAACATGCTGGAGGAGAAGAGGGTCATCACCCGCATCCAGAGGTTCAAGGATGGCGAGAAGGACAATACCCTCTACATCTGGCATCCGTGGCTCACTGACGGATGGGATGAGGCGGCAATGCGTCGACGAGAGGACAAGGAGCGCGGATACGCCCGCGAGGAGACCACTGAGGTGCCCGCGAGCGCGCCAGCACCCGCGCCGGCCACCCCTGCCCCCGAGGCGCCCGCCAAGCCCGCCGAGAAGCCCGCAGACGGCTTCACGGAGTGGTGGCCCCACTACCCCAAGAAGGTCAAGAAGCTCGACGCCGAGAAGGCGTACCGGGCAGCCCTGAAGCGCGGAGTCACCCCCAAGGAACTCCTCGACGGCCTCCAGCGCCAGAAGGCCGCATGGAAGGCCAAGGGTACCGAGCCTCAGTACATCCCCTACCCCGCCACGTGGCTTCGCGCAGGCAGCTGGGAGGATGAACTCGACACCCCGGCCCCCTCTACAGACTCCCCCGCCCCAGCCATCAACCCCAACACTGGCAATCCGGTCACCCGCGACGACTTCGGCTACGCCTGCATCGCAGCCGGCATCAACCCCAACCTGTACATCAACTACTGGAAGCCCTACATGGGGCTCCCCACAGACCCCGCATGGCCTGAGTGGGCAGCCAAGATCGACCGCTTCTGCGGAAGGGCTTGACAACCCTGTCCCACCCTGTCTACACTCCAGTCATCAGCACACCGAAAGGAACCACACATGAACGCCATCAACCGCACCGCCAACCGCATCACGAAAGGCCAACCTATGCCCAACCCCACTGTGCCACTCATCCAAATCCTCAGCGGAAAATACAACAACGAAAACATATCCGGGGCCACCGCAGCCCTAGTTGACATCGACGACCCGGAATCCGGCTACCACCTCCTTGACGGACCTTTCGCTGGACGCCTTGTTGTCCTAGGAGTTATCGGTGACGAAATCAACGCGTGGCGCGAATGCGCCGCAGTACCCATCAGCGAACTCACATTCCTCCGAGACGTGTTCATGGGAGTGGAAACTAGCAAGAACCAGACAGCCGCCATCCACAAAGTGTGCAGGCACCTCCCGATAACGGTGCACGATGAATCCGAACGACCCACCAGCACCAAAGATCAAATTCGGTGAACGCGTAGACGACAACCAAGTCACGATAACCATCGACCTAGCTCCACCCTCCAGCACCCACGACGTACCGTAACCACCCACGGGGGCCTGCAACACCAGCAGGCCCCCACCAACACCCCACACGAGCACATGAACACCGAAACCACCATCATCGGCATCGCCCTCAGCGGCGACCGCAACGCCCTCATCGACCTCGACAACATCCACCCCCACCACTTCGCCGACACCCGCAACGCCGCCATCTGGCAGCTCATCGAAGACTACAAGCAGAAGAACCCAGGCCAGGGACTCACCCCCGACCTCCTCCTCGACAAACTCCCCTCCATCACCACAGCCCACGTCACCCCCGACTACCTCCTCGACACCATGAACGGAGTCCACGGAGGACACATCAACCTCGCAGGCGTACACGCCAACAAACTCATCGACGACAACGCCCGCCGCCACCTCCACGACGCCTGCACTAGGGGCCTCCAAATCATCGAAGCCGGAGGAGACCCCAGCGACGCAGAAGCCAGCATCCGCGAACTCCTCAACCAAGTCAGCACCGGCAGCACAACCCTCGTCAACAACGACACCTGCCTCACCCAAATCACCGACTTCACCACCAAGGCAACACCCTTCACCCCCACCCCCTGGCCCGACCTCAACCACATCATCGGAGGCTGGAAACCAGGTGGGCTATATGTTATCGCGGCGAGACCTGGAGTGGGGAAAACTTTGGCAGCCCTCCAAGCCGCCACAAACCTCGCAGACACCGGCCACGTCTACTTCGCATCACTCGAAATGGGCGGCCGCGAACTCTGGTCACGCATCATGTCCAACATCGCCAACGTCCCCGGCGACGCAGTAACCCGACGCCGCCACCCCACCCCCGACGAACAAGCCCGCATGACCGCAGCCGCCCCCCACCTCAGGCAACTCCCCATCCACTTCGACGACCGAGCCAACCTCACAATCGGAGACTTCGTAGCCACCACACGCCTCCTCCACCGCCAACACGGCCTCACCGCAGCCTTCATCGACTACATCGGCCTCATCAACGCCGCCCCCGGCGACCGTAGAGCCCGATGGGAACTCATCGGCGAATACACGCGCACCCTCAAGAACCTCGCCAAAGACCTCCAAATCCCCATCTTCGCCATCGCCCAGCTCGGACGCCAGGCAGAGCAGTCCCCCGGCGGAGAACTCCAGCTCTCCCACCTCCGAGAGAGCGGCAACATCGAGCAGGACGCCAACGTCGTCCTCCTCCTCTCCTGCCCCCACGAAAACGGAGTCACCGACTGGACCCGAGCCGACATCCACGTCGCCAAAAACCGTGAAGGCCGCACCGGGCACGTCCTCCTCGAACGTGAAGGCGACTACTCCAGACTGAACCACCTCGGATGGGCCCCCGCAGGCCACTGAGGAAACCAACAATGGGGCCCATCACCATTGGTGGACCACCACTACTTGACAACCCCGTCCAACCCTGTCTATAGTATGGGCATCAGCACAACGAGAAGCCCCCAGGATTCCACCCCAGGGGCCACTCACAGAAGAAACAAGAACAGGAACGAAGCTAATTTGTTCTTGCACAGAAAGGATACACCATGGCCAGCCAGAAAGTCCACCCCCACACCCCGGACGCCATCACCCTCCGCCAAGCCGAAACACTCACCGGAATCAACTACCAAACCATCTACGACGCCGCCATAGCAGGACACATCCACTGCGCACGCTACGACGTAGTACCCACCTTCCGCGTCAGCCGACGCGACACCATCAAATGGGCCACAAACCAGGTGAAGTAGCATGGCAAACTACAAGCCCAAACAGTGCAAGCAATGCGGAGCAGAATTCACCCCCACAGCCCCACGCTCAACCTACTGCACACCCGAATGCTTCAAAGCCAAAAACCGCGAACGCATGCGCAAGTATCGTGACACCAACAAAGACGCCGCCCGCGAATACTATGCAGCCAACAGGGAGCGCATTCTAGAAAACGCCCGAGAATACCGCCAAACCAACAAAGAGCGCCTGAACACCAACCACCGCAAGTACTACCAGGACAACACAGAGCGCCTTGCCGAGTACTACGCCGCATACCGACAAGCCAACAAGCAGAAAATCAGAGACCGTAAACGTAAATACTACCACGCCAATAAGGAAGCCATCGCCGAGGCGACGCGCAGGTACCGCGAAGCCAACAAAGAACAACTCCGTGAACGCAGACGCAAATACGACGAAGCCAACAGGGAACACATCCGCGAACGAGATCGCGCCTGGCGCAACGCCAACAAGGAAACCGTCAACGAACGCATCCGCAGATGGCGAGCAAACAACCCAGACAAAGTAGGTGCAGCCACAGCCCGCAGAGCCAAAGCTGAACTCGAAGGCAACGCAACACCAAAGCTCGTCCAAGCCAAATGGGAAGAAGGAGACAAGACCTGCATCCTCTGCGGAGAACCCATCGACCCCACACTCAAAGCACCCCACAACATGAGTCGCACCATCGAACACCTCACCCCCATCGCCCGCGGCGGACGCCACGACCTCGACAACATCGACTTCGCCCACTACGGCTGCAACGCCCAGAAGCAAGACAGAACCCTCGAAGAGTATCGAGAGTGGAGGGAACGAGTCGCCTAACCCGCTCTCTGGCGCCCTCCTGTAGTCTCACACGAGATTACAGGAGGGTAACTTGGGTTCTGTAACCCGCTCATGATCCGCCGACGTAACACGCGTAGCGGTCGGCTGAGGTGGGGTGGGGGGTTATCCCCTGGGGTTGCTGGGAAAGGTTTTTGTGTTGGTGGTTATTTCGTCGTCGTGATTTTTGGTGTTTGTGCTGGTCGGAGCGTGTTGGTGTTTGTTGTCGTCCTTGTGTTTGTGTGCTTGTGTGTTGGTGTGTTAGTTGCGTGCGTGCGCGTGTGTGGTGTGTGTTGTGTGTACGTGTGTTCGATGGTGTAGGTCACGTGCTGTGTTGTGTGTTTGGGGTTGACGCAGCTGTGTTCGTGTGGCGTATGGTTTGGGTCATCAGCAACACAGCCCCGACGGCGGGGCGAACCGAAAGGACAACGAAGATGAGCAAGAGCGTGATGCGCATGGTGGTGGCCCTGGTGCTTGGGGTCATGGCCCTGGTGGGTTGTGTGCCCGCCTATGCGGCTGAGGACACTGCCCCCGCTGGCGGGTGGGTGCTCGCCAGTACTGGTGCCCCCGTCGACGTGTCCGAGACTCCCGCCTGCGAGTCGGAGGATCAGGAGTACGGGCCTTGCTTGTGGGATGCTAGGTCTATGGGGAACGGGCAGGGGCGTTCGTTCATCGTTGAGGAGGATGGGAGCGTGTCCTACCTGAGGTGGCGTGACGCCCGTGAGGTCGCGTTCCCGGGATGGTTGTGGGTTGGTTCCGTTGAGCCCGCCACTACGACTGGCCTGCCCGCCTGCAGTGACGTGCACGGCCGGGTGACCTGTGAGCGTGATGGACGCTACGTGCTTGGGGTTGACTCCCGGGCATGCACGCAAACCATCACCACCAGTGAGGGTGACCGCTACATCCCCGGACCCAGCGTCGCTAAGGCCCTCACCGAGAGTTGCGCGAGGCCCACAGTTAAGGGGCACAGTGATGAGGCAGGACTCCACGGTACACGCAGTAGTGACTCTATGGGGGTTGTGCACTCGACTGCGTCGAGCGCGGTTGTGAATGCCGTTGTGGATAAGCCAACCTCTCCCAGTAGCGACAAGGTTGTGGGTCCTGTGGATTCTGGCGTGAGGGGTAACTATGACCTTGAGGTTGTGGTGGTGTTTGGTGCTCTGACTCTGTTGGGGCTCGCTTACGGCGTGTGGTCGCAGCGGCGGCGTGATGGTAGGCGTGTGGGGCGTCACGGCGGCCGCTAATTTCTAGGAGCGCAAATATGCGGGTGAGGCGCTGGCCTGATTGACCTGCTGGGCCCCCGGTTCCGCTTCGGCGGGGCTGGGGGTTTTGCTTTGCCTGCCCGTAGGTGGCGCTGTGGGCCTCTCTGGTGCGTTTTGGTGGTGTGGGTGGCATCCGCATATGGGTGGGGCCCTGAAGGGCGCCCAGATTGGCCCCTGTGGCCTCTCGTGTGCGGGGGCGCGTGCGTACGCGCGTGTGTGCGTGCGCGGGTGAGTGGCGCTGGGGCGCCATTCGAACATGTGTTCGATGACGTAGGTCACGAGAATTGATGCCCAATCTGGCTTGACTCCCCTTGTCTGGGTGTGTGTATAGTTAAGCCATCAGCACGGAGCGAACCGCTCCACCAAGAAAGGATCACAGCAATGAGCACCAACGACTACATCGCAGACGTCACCGCCAACCTCACCGAGTGGGGCATCACCTACCGCGAGACCACTGAGGGCGTCAGCGTCGGCAACATTCACCTCGAGATCGCCGAGGATGGTTACCGCCCCGCAGGCACCATCCTGGACGGCACTGAGATGGTCGCCGTCACCAGCGATGCGGACAAGGCGGCCGCTCTCCTTGCCTTCCCGCTGGCCCGCCGCGCATGGGGACTCGGGTACACCGGGGACTTCGATGTCACCTGCTTTGCCGACGAGGTTGAAATGACTCTCTCCTGCGGTGGCACTGACGTCATCATCTCCGCGGGGGCCAATGAGGCGGACAGGTTCACCGTCACGGAGCACGACCTGCTTCGTAAGGCCGTCACCATGCCCGACCTTGATGCGATCCTCACCTCAACTGAGCTCGCCTACGGTTACCCGTGTGAAGCGTGGCAGGCTCTCTGCGGGGCCAGCGACTTCGAGTCGGACGGCTGGGAGGCCATTGTTGATTTCTTCAACGACGACGTATGGTTCACCCACGGCGCCCGGTTCACCAAGGTTGAGTCCTACGCGACCGAGCGTGCCGCGCTGGTGGAGGACTGGGATAACGAGTCCCCCATGCGCGTCATCGACGTTGAGACTGCCGAGGACACTACACACTGGGCAATGTCCGACGTGGCCGCCGCGGTCCTGCATGCGATCTCCTGACTCTCTCAGGTAGCCCGAATGGTTGCAGCGGGGGTTCGATTCCCCCCGCCGGGCACGAAACTCACCCACACACACATAGGAGTACCGCCATGATCGCCACCGAAGACCGCCTAGTCGCCGCACTGGAATCGGCAGTCGAAGACCTCGAGTTCTGCCTAGATGCGGCAGGCACGGACTTTGAGTTCATCACATCCCCGAACGCGAATCAGTACATCATCACCTTCGCGGAAGGGGGGCAGCTCGCCTACGTCACCGCAGAACTCTCGTGGGATGACACACCCATGGTGTTCGTTGACATCTACAGTGTGGATGCCGATGGCGAAGAGAGTTGGGTGCGCGGAGACCTGAGCGTGAGTGACGCCATCACCCATATCGTCAACGCTTGAGTTGGAGGCTGGAAGCAATGGGCACTATCAGCGAGCGGGTCGCCGCCGCATTCAAGGCAGCCGCGGGCGAAGACAAGGACCTTTCGGGTAGTTGGCATGCCGCCAACTCAACACACAGCCTGGAAGTGCGTAACATTCCGGGTGCACGCCGCCGCGAAGCGATCGCTCAGGTGTCAGCCAAGGATTCAATGAACGTTAAGTACTGGGCTGAGCGACTCCAGGAGTGGACTAACGTTGAGGTTATGACTCACATGCTCCGTGACGCCGAGCATCGCGCGAAGGCGCTTGCCGCTCTGGCTGACGTACTGGGAGCCAACGGCTGGCACGTCTCCCCCATCCTCGAGTCGTCTACTTGCGGCGGCCTTAAGGCCAGCAAGGACGGCGACGAAGTTCGGGTGTATTCGAATGGTGAGGCTCGCGGGTATGACGACGTTGCAGTCAGGTTCGCTGGGGACGCATTCGAGGTTGCGCTCGAGCGGACACGGGCCAGCTAGTCGGGATGGTCGGTCACGCAGTGTCGTGGCCACACCACCTCACCTAGAGGAATCGCGTAGCAGAAACACGGTTCGCCGTTGAATAACGCTTGCGCACGTTGGTTGAGAACTACATAGAGATTTAAGGCCATAGGTGGCAGGCACCGCACGCACGGCGCCGCCTCGCGTAGTCGATACAGTCTGCCCACCTATGAGTCACCTAAACCGCCCCACTGTTTGCTGACTACAGGGGTTTGCTGTGATCCGAATTGGTCTAGGTGGCCCATAGGTAGCCCGAACGGTTCGGGGCCTAGAAAGGAAACGCTATGGGGGCTCATGATTCCCCTACCCACTACACGTGGATAGGTGAAGCGCTGGCTACCAACGGGGCGCCGTTGTTCACTGCCAACCTGCAGTCCTGGGACTTGCTGGACGCCATCTTCCCTGACAATCCGCATCTATGGAACGTTGGGAAGTATCTCACCAGGTTCGGCCGCAAGGGCGACGCGAGCAAGCGCGTGGAGGACCTACGCAAGGCCGCCACCTACCTCGAGCGGGCCATCAAGGCGGAGGAACGGCATGCCGGTTGACGCACCACTCGAGCACCGACTCATCACGCACGCCGACATGCGGCGCATGGCCGACGGGGCCATCGTATACAACGATCTACACGAACCATGGGTTAAGCACGGCCCATGGTGGCACCTCGAGGATGGCGACACTCGTCTACTCGGCACAGAACTCAAGCGCCTATCAGCATGGCTGTACGTGCTCGAGCCATTCGACCCACACCGATACGTCTGACAGCACTAGCTGGACACGCACGAAAGGAACACACACCATGACCACCCCCATTGACGTCACCGACGTAGCCCACCAGCTGGCCCAAATGTGGCCACACGCGCGCATGCATGTAGCCCCCACGCCCGTGGGTCACACTGTGGTGCTCGGTGCCACAGCGGCGGAACTCACCCCCGATTGGTGGACGGTCCGCAAGCCCGGCCGACCCGATCGGTTCTGGGGGTACGTCGAATGCGATGAGGTCGTCATCGCGGACACGCTCGCTGAGGCGAACGCCCACAACTTCCATGACTCCGTTAAGGGGCGAGTAACGGCATTCGACAGGCGCCTGCGTGTGCGGCGCGTCGGGGACGTGTACAGCATCACCACGGCAGAAGCTGAGACCATCGCCATCGTCCCCATTGGTGGCATGATCTCGGTGACCGCGGGTGGTGTTACGCATGAGGTTGCGACGATGGGGCACGCAATCATGGCCGTGGGTGCTTTGGTGGCTTCCACGAAGTAGGTTCCCGGATAGGGGGTTCCCAAGAGAATAGGGGCCCCCCAAGAGAATAGGGGCCTCCCAGCAAGATAGGGGCCCCCCAAGAGAATAGGGGCCCCCCAAGAGAGGAACACAGATGGCAGAACAGCTCACCGTCCACCAGGCACTAAGCAAGGTCATGGGGGACGTTCAGGCAGTCAAAAAGGGCAGCAAGAACCAGGCACAGCGATTCAACTTCCGCGGCATCGACGCGGTAGTGAACGCGGTAGGGCCGGCACTACGCAAGCACGGAGTGACCATCCTCCCGGAGGATGTTGAGGTGCACCGAAGCAATGGGGCCACAGCAAGCGGGAAGCAGACCGCCGAGGTGGTCGTCAAGGTCACCTACCGGGTCTACGGCCCAGCTGGGGACAGCATCCATGGGAAGGTTGCGGCCGAGGCAATGGACTTTGGTGACAAGGCCATTGCTAAGGCTATGTCCGTGGCCTACCGGACGTTCCTCCTTCAAGCCCTCACCATCCCCACGGACGAGCCCGACCCAGATAGTGAGTCCTACGAGAGGGGTGTTCCCAGCGGAACGGGGGCCTCCCAGGAGAACAGGGCCACCCAGCGGAATACCCCCCTCCCAGCGGAACAGGGGGTTCCCAAGAGAACAGCGGCCGAGCAGTGCGGCACCATCCTTGACGGATTCTGCGCCACCCACCAGCTGGACGGCGACAAGGTTCGCGAAGAGTACTTCGCAGCAGGCGGTAAGGCCAACCCCGACATGCTCAGGGCATGGCTGGCACAGAACTACGGGGCAGGAAAGGTCCAGTGAGCAAAGAGAACGCACTCCGCAAGGCAGCCATCGCGGCGCACATCGCCAAGGTGGCCTCCCAGGAGAAGAAGAAGGCCCTCAAGGAACTTGAGGAGTACATGGCCCCGGGCGACACATCCAAGCCCATGATCGACGGCCTCCAGGTGGGGACGGTGAGCGTTAGCGCACCCCAGCCCCGCTACCAGGTGGTGGACGAGAAGGCCCTCGTTGCCTGGCTCGAGTGGAACAAGCCCGACGCCGTACACAAGGTGCCCGCCCCGTGGTTTGTGGCCGCGGCAGCCCTGGATGGGTTCATCAAGCAGACCGGGGAAGTGCCCGACGGCGTAGAGGTCGTTCAGGGCGACCCGCGCATCTCGGTGCGCATCTCAGGGGCCCAGGAGGAAGCCATCCGGGAGCTCATCTCCACTGGGGATATCAGCCTCATTGAGATTGAGGGTGGGGATGCCTAGAAAGGGGTCTCCCAGGAGAACAGGGCCCTCCCAGGAAACAAGGGAGATCGTGTACGAGAGGGACCAGTACCGGTGTGCCCGCTGCGGCAGGCACGCCGGTAACGGCCCCATGAGCATCCAGCACAGGAGGGCCCGCGGCATGGGGGGTACACGCCAGCCGAACACCAACAGCCCCAGCAACCTCATCCTCCTGTGTGGGGATGGGGTGCGGGGCTGTCACGGGCACATCGAGCAGAACAGGGCCGAGGCGCGGCGCACGGGGTTTAACGTCCCCCAGTTCGTAGCCAACCCTGAAAGCATCCCGGTCACCTACTGGGACGGGAGAACCTACAAGCTCAACGACGAAGGAGGCAGAGAGTGCTTGACATAGGTGAGATCACGTACACATACGCGACCATCACGTGCGACTGGCCCGCATGCACTAACCGCATCAACTTCACCCCAGGTCCACAGGATGTGCGTCGTGAACGCGCCGACATGTCCACACTGTGCGACCTGGCATCAGATTGGGGTTGGCTGATTGATGACGGCCCTCACCCAGAGATTGTCTGCCCCTACCACAATCAGAAGGAGATGAAATGACTACGTTCGCCGACGTTGCACAGAAGATCACACAGGACTGTAATCGTAAGGGCGAGCGCCGCCTGCACATTATTGGGCGATGGCACGCCATGCTTGGATGGATTCGAGTTGCGATCATCGAGGTCGAGGAACACCAGGAAGACAGTGAAAGGGGCGAGAGCGAGATAGCCTATTGCCTCATGGACATTGCCGCTGGAGCTGTAGCCATTCTCCAGCAGCTCGGCGTGACTGACCCTGCGGCGGCGTTCGTTGACGAGTACGCCAAGGCGTCCGCCAAGCATCCTGGCATGACGCTCGACAGCGACAAGCACACTAACGAGTCGCGATTCTACGCATTGGCTGAGGAGGTCGGGGAGGTTTGCGCCGCTCTCACCTACGACAACAAGGCTGACACCGGTCACAACTCAGACCTTGTCTCCGAGGTTACCCAGGTTGGTGGACTCGCCATCGCCTGGCTACTGCGATTCAAGGAGGCGCAATGACCGCTATGCTCACGGTGACGCTACTGATCGCGTTCGCGGCGCTCGTGTACGCAGTCTATAAGGGTGGCCAGTGCGAGGTGCTCGCCATGGAGAATGTGCGGCTCCTTGCTTCGGCTCAGGGCTGGAGGACGGCTTACGAGAACGTGAGAGATGAGAACCGAGCTGTCACCCATCTAGGCGGTATTCGTGGCGAGGACTCGTAAGAGCGCCAAGGCCGCCGGGGCGCGGTTCGAGAGAGTTGTCGCCGACTACCTCGCCGAGGAGCTGGATGACGACAGGATCGACCGCGCCCCCAAGGCCGGGGCCAAAGACAAGGGTGACATCGCCAACGTCCGCATGGGCGACCACAAGATCGTCATCGAATGCAAGGATGTGGCACGCATAGACCTGCCGAAGTGGACCCGCGAAGCCCAGGTTGAAGCTGAGAACGCGGGCGCCCTCGTCGGCATCGTTGTCCACAAGCGACACGGAGTTGCCAAGCCTGGCCAGCAATGGGCTACAATGACACTCGGAGACCTCACCAGACTCCTGAAAGGACACCAATGAAAACCATCCCCGGCTACCTCAGTAAGAATGAGGCGGCCCACATGCTCGGCATCACCCGCCGAACACTCGACCGACACATCCAGAAGAGCAAGACACCCACCTTCCGATTCGTCGGAGACCCCACCATCTACGTCCAAGAACACGACATCAAGAAACTCCTCTCACCCATCCGAAAGGCAAACTAACCATGGCATGCGACATCACCGTCGAAGGCAACCTCGGCCAGGACCCTGAGGTCAAGTACACGCAGTCCGGACAGCAGATCACCGAGCTCCGAATCGCCGCTACCGCATCCCGCAAGACCCAGGACGGCAGTTGGGAGGACGACGGAGACCCCCTCTGGGTGACCGCCTCGTTCTGGGGGGAGCAGCACGGCCACCTCGCCGACACCCTCAAGAAGGGCGACAAGGTCACCGTGACCGGCCTCCTCATCCAGCGCGGATGGGACGGCAACGACGGCCAGCGACGCACCAGCCTGGAAGTGAAGTTCCCCCGCTTCCGCGGTGTCATCCCTCGCCGCAACAGCCAGCAGCAGACAGGATTCAACGCCCCCAAGGGCGGCCAGCAGGGCGACCCCTGGGCCAACGCGGGCGCCCCCTTCTAATGTGGAACTGAAACGCAAGACGACACACCCCCGCTCTAGGGGGCAGGTCATCTGCGACGCCTGCTTCGCCCCAATCAGGCAAGGGCTCATGTACCGGAGGGATACCTGGAAGGATGGAACCTACCACTGGTCCCTCCGGTACTGCCCGGACTGCTGGCTCATCCTCGACGAGGTAGAAGCCGCAACACAACCCACCTACGGCGGCCCAGGCGCCGAACACTACGAGCAATGGGCGGCCACAAACACGGAAATCAGCAAGGCTCAGGCATGGATGATGCGCGCATGGCCCAGCTAGAAAGGTACACATGGTAGACATCAAGCTTCACGGCCACCAGTGGGTCGCCAAGATGGACTGCACCCAGTGCGGCATCACCCACATCGAGCAGGCGCACCCGCGCACCAAGCCGTGGGTGGCGGTCGAATCAACCATCAAGACCACGGCCCGCACTCTCGGTTGGAAAGTCGGGGCCGAGACCGCGACCTGCGGAGCATGCAGGAGGCAGAAGTGACCAAGACGTGGCGATACGTGGATGTGCGCTGCACCTGGAAGCCCCTCGCCCTCTACCTCACATGGAAGTGGGAGAGGCAAGGTTACAGGACAGCATACGTCTCAGTGAGCCCTTGCAAGGCGCTCGTTGGGGCGCTAGACTACAACCATTCCGGTGAGTGACTCCGCTGGATGTGGGATAGGTGAACGGCCCGGGGATTGACCAAGATGTCTCCCCGGGCCGTTGCCATACTCTGAACAGAAAGACAAGACACCAATGACCCCCCTTGATGAAGCCATCATCGAGAACGACCTCCTACCCGAGGACCAGCGCCTCACCAACGTGGAACTCGCCGAGAAGTTCAACACCTCAGAGGCGTCCGTCCGGCGCCACCGCGCCAAACTGAAGAGGCGAGGCGCCCCCGACCTCAACCACGACCACTTCTTCAACGACGTACCCGTGGATGCCATCGTGCAGCGGGGTAAGACCATACGCCTCTCTGATGGATCCTACGAGAAGATCACATGGAAGCCTGGCGCCGTCGAGATGGCCGAGGCCCGGAGGTTGTCCTACGAGGACCTTGATTCGGTCTTCCGCGAGCCCCTCCTGCCGAAGCCCGCCCCGATCGTCAAGGACGATGACGACACTCTCGTGGTCTGCCTCGCGGATTTTCAATGCGGGAAGGTCGCCCAAGGTGGAGGCACTGAGGACACAATCCGGCTCGTAAGGCGAGCCATTCACGACATCGCAGACGACATCCGTTTCCGCGACCCCTATAAGCGCATCATCCTCGCCGACGTGGGGGACAGCACTGAGGGGTTCTGGAACGTCGCCAGCCAGGCCCAGACCAACGACCTGTCGCTCACCGACCAGATCAGGACCGTACAGCGCCTCTACGCCGAAGCCCTCCAGGCACTCGCCCCCCTCTGCTCATCCCTCTACTACGTAGCTGTCCCATCCAACCACTGCGCCGTCCGCACCGGGCAGGGCAAGAACTCCCGCGCTAATGCCCCCGATGACGACTTCGGCATCATGATCTCCAAGAACATCGAGGACATCATCGCCGGGCGCCCCGGCTACGAGCACGTCACCTTCCATCGGCCCGAGAAGTGGGAGGAGGCCGTCACCGTGGATGCCGCGGACGGGACCCGCATCGGCTTCACGCACGGCCACCTGGCGGGCCAGCAGTCCAAGGTGCCGGGATGGTTCAGGGACCTCGCGTTCGGACGCCGTAGCGGCCTCTACGACGCCAGAATCCTAGTCCACGGGCACTGGCACAACTTCGCCGTGAGCCAGGCTGGGGACGCCCGCTGGATCATCTCCTGCCCGAGCGCGGACCGCGGCTCTGACTGGTGGACGAACCTGTCTGGCGACTCCACCCGGCCCGCAATCCTAACCTTCGAGGCCCAGGGCGGGAACGCCTCATCCTGGGAACTCTACTCATAGACAGGAAGTGAATATGCGCTGGTATTGGGACGCCACACTCGGCAAGGCCCTGCGTGGCTGGAACTGGAAGCTGCACCACCTCTGGTGAGATAACACAAGGCCCCTGCTTGTATCACGTCGATTACAAGCAGGGGCCTTGTTCTCCCCTCAGGCGACCTTGCGGATAACCAGGTCATGGACGTAGAGCGTCGGGATCGGCGCCTCCAGCCAGATGCCCCAGGTGTCGCCGACATTCGGGTCCACCTGCAACGGCTCAATGTCAAGCTCAAGCACCTGGCGCTCGCCCTTGCGGACCTCCAGGGTGGTGATCTGCGCGCCCTGGTCAGCCTGGGCCGGGTACCCCTCCTCCTGGAAGCGGCGCACCGTATACAGGTTCGCCTGCCCAGTCCCCTCACCAAAGTTCCCGCCCGGGAACGAGTAGCGGAGAGTCATGTGCCACTTCCCCGCTGAGGGGCGCAGCTGCTCCAGCCCGGTGGAGAGAATCTGGTGCTGGAAGTCCAGGCGCACACCATCCCCGGTCTCGGCGGCGTTGATCTTCGGCCACTCACTGATCGGGGGGAACAGGTCAGGGCTCATGGAGATGGGGGACTCGGGTCGGACAATGATTGCCCCGAGGGGAGTGTCCGACGGGACGGGCTCCCCCTTATCCAGGCGCAGCACGCGCGGGAAGACCGCCAGATTCCGGGCGAGCCGCTGAGTCAGCCCCTCAGCATGCTCAGCGATGCGCTTCGTGGCCTCACCGTCCGCCTTTGTCTGCTCCGCAGCTGACCGGGTAGCCCGGATGCTGTCACCCATCGCAGCCACCTGCGCCTTAGTGGCATAGGCGGCATCGGCGGCCTCCTTAGTGAGGGCCTTACCTGCAATCACCTTGGCCTCTACAGCATCCGCAGCAGCCTTACCGGCGACCGTGCGAACCTGCTCCACCTTCACGTTGACGGCATCAACGTCAGCCTTCGTCGCCTTACCGGCCACCTCCTCCTTCGTGGCCAGTTTGGAGGTGTCAACCTGGGGGGCGCCGTCGTTGATCTTCACCCCCGACGTCCCGATGTTGATGGTCACCTGCGACGGCAGGCACTGACCCTGCTTATCCTCTGACATGCGTCTCCTTACGCCTGGAACTCGATACTTGCGGGCACCTCGCGTGCCCCATCCCACACGGTGATCGTGGCGGCAGACTCGCGTGCCCCATCCCACACGAACACCGGCTGCGCCTTGACGGGCGTCTCATAGATCTTCAGGGACGAGATCACCGCATCACCCGAACCGGCAGGGACACCAATCGACGGCAGCCACCTGGGGGCCGTACTAGCGGGAAGCTCAACCTCAGCCACCACCTTCGTCTGCCCCTGAGGGAGCGTGACGGTAGTGATGTCGAACGGCCCGTTGATCTTCACCTTGTTGTCGTTGAACCAGTTCACGCGAAGGTCGATGCGGGCCTCCGCAGTGTCCCGGTAGTCAATCTCGAAGGTGAACTTCCGGGAGCCGACAGGCATTGCCGCACTGTCGTACGGGGTGGTGGACGCCCCTGCGGGGAGGGTCGCCCCGCCGTCCTGCCGGGTGCCCTTACTGCGCCACCACGCCCCCAGAACCGGGAAGATACTGTCTGCCACTATGCGTCCTTCCTGACGATGATCGTACCCGCCGGAGTGCCCGACGGGACCTGCTCATGCTTACCGAGCGAGAGCACCCTGGGTCGCGCGCGCAGTTCCTCCACCTCGAGCTTCAACGGCAGGTAGCCCTTCAACCACGGGACAGTGAGGTCAAGGATGTGCTGCGACGGCGGGTTCGCGTAGGGGTTACCGACAGGCTCCCACTGGCCGCCCCGCTGAGGGTCCTCACGCAGCTGTCCGTCGGTGATGTACAGGTGGGCGATGCCGAGCTTGTCGGCCTTGTCGAACACGCTCCGGTAGTTCTCGGAGGTGACCCCATGGACGACAGCCCACCAGCGGGTGGAGGGGTACTGCTTCATGTGGTCAGGGAGGATGGGGGTCCCCGGATCCTCGACCAGGAACGCGGCTGCATCCTTCTCGAACATCATGCACACGTCGAAGTCGAGCTTACACATGTCCTCGGAGATGTTCGAACCCGAGTTGATGACGATGAGGAACTCCTTGCCATACTTGGCCCTGATCTTGTCGATGAGGGACTTGTAGGCGGGGATGCGTCCAGCCTGAGCACCCCACCCGTTGATGGTTTCGTCGAGGAAGACGCCCTGGCAGACATCCCCGTACTGGGTCTTGGCCTTCTCGATCTGGGAGAGGATGTATGCCTCGGTGTACTTGTCGACGTCCGGGATGTTGTTGCGACCCGGGTCACCCGCATTGAGGGTGGCGGCCAGGTACTGGGTCTTGACATAGAACACAGCCCGCTTCGCCCCGGCAGCCAGGGCCAGCTGGGCCTGCTTCTGGAAGTCGACGTTGAACTCGTCCCAGTTGCCGCTGTTCCGGTTCAGGATGACGATACCGAGGGAGCCCGCGAACTTCAGAATCTGCGCCCACTTCGAGGTCTTGCCAGGCTTGCCGTCCTCGTAGTAGTCGGGCCAGAAGTAGGTGACCGGGGAGTAGTAGCGCTCGCCCGGCTTGAAGGGAGTGATGGTCTTAGCCATCGCGTCCACGCGGCTGTCGACAGCGCTGACGGCCGCCAGGCCAGCCTTCTGCTCCAGTTTTCGATAGAGGTTCTCATTCGACACATAGGTGGACTGTGCCTCAACCCTGGTGAGGTAGGAGGAGAGGTCTACGTGCCCCCCAGCCTGAGCCTGACTGAGCTCAGCCTTCGTGGCGTAGGTAGAGGCGGCCTCAGCCTTCGGGAGAGCCGCGTCCGCGATCGCACGGGCAGCCCGGATGCTGTCGCCCATGGCTGCGGCCTGAACCTTCGTCGAGTAGGTGCTGGCGGCCGTGGCGGCGGTGAGATAGTCGGAGAGCGCCGCCTGAGTGACATACTTGCCGTCCGCCGTGGAGGCGGTCACGTACTGGCTGAGGTCCGTCTTGCGGGCATACTTGCCGTCAGCCGCCTCGGTGGTGACGAAGCGGGAGGTGTCTGGGACGGTGGGGATGGAGCCCTTCACTGTCTCCAGCGCAGACTTCGTCGCGTAAGTCGATGCTGCCTCAGCCTTCGGGAGCGCGGCGGCGGCCGTGGACTTCACTCCCTCGATCTTCGCACCCAGGGCGTCGTCAGCCTGGCGCATCTCCGTCTTCGTGGCGAACCCAGACAGGTCGGGCGCAGGCTGCCCGCCCCCACCGAGCTGGGCCTGCGCGAGGGCCGCCTTCGTCGCATAGGTAGAGGCTGCATCCTCAGACTTCAGGTAGGAACCGAGGGACTCCTTCGTGGCGTACGTCTCCGCCACTGAGGTGGTGGTTGCGTACTTGGCGAGCTCGGCTTTCGTAGCGGAAGCCGTGACAGTGGAGTCGATGCGCTCACCGAGCTTCCGCTCGGCGGCCAGAGCCTCAGCCTTCGTGGTGTAGGTGGTGGCCGCCTCAGCCTTCGGGAGGGCGGCGTCGGCCGTAGCCTTCACGGCGTTCAGGCGAGACGACAGCGCGTCATCCCCACGAGTCACCTCCTCCTTCGTCGCCAGCGTCGAAGTATCCACCTGACGCCCCTCAGACGTCCTGCGCAGAGCCTCCAGCTCCGCCTTAGTGGCGAAAGTCCGGTCAGCCTTCTCCGTGCTGTACCATGTCAGGTTAGCCATTCGTCCTCCATGCGAGTACTCCATCCCCAACCTCGATCACGTCGGGGGCGTTGATTGCTTCGAGAGTGCCGTCACCAATGTCACGAACTCGGCGCCCATCCCGGTCAGACGGGTCTTCAACGGCGACACCAGAGAAGATGTCTACGAGGTCAACCTCGGTGCCAGCGATGATGCGCGCGCTGACGCAGCGGGTGAGGCCAGTGTCGCCGGGGATGTTGACGCACACCCGGTAGTTCTGCTCCCCGTCAGGCAGGGTTGATGGGGCTGCGATATTCAGGAATGGGTCACCGTCGTGGTTGACGAGGATGCCGTCGGGACGGAGTCGCCCGGCCGCGTAGTGGGCAATGAGGGCGTTAGTGGAATCCACCTCAACGCCCTTGTACTGGGGTAGTGGAGTGAACTCGACACTCCCCATTCGGCCGAGGCCCTCAGGGCCGACCACCTTACCTGTGATGCGTGCGTACCCTTGGCTCATGAACTCTCCTGACGCCGATTCGTTACAACCTTCACTCTATCAATCCGATCATGAAGGTTAGATACCTCATCGTAAAGGTGAGCTCTGTCAGTGCGCGCATCATTCCTGACGCCCTCAACCTGCCCCTCCAGGCCCTGGAGCCTGCGAGACTGGTCGCTCACGCTATCCCTGAGTGCCCCCACCACCTCAGTGAGGGCATCCATCTTGGAGGTCAGGTCATCGAATCGCATATCTAGGTCGTCTCGCAGGTTCGTGGCGTGGTTGTTGTGCACCCCCTCGGATGCGGATTCGGCAGCATCGGCGGCGCGAGCAACATGAACACTCATTCGCTCCAGGCGCTCGTCATTCTGCGCCTGCTGCCTCTTCAGTCTACTTGCGAGTCGAGCCACAAGCGCAGCCAGCAGCGCGACCGTAGCCGCAATGAGATCAGGCGACGTGAGTATCTGGCCTATCGGCAGGACGCTATCTACTGGCTGCACTGGCCACTCAGCTCGCGTGGCGGGGAGTGTACTCGACAGCCGCAGTGGCGATAGCCTTGTCCGTCTCCTTCGCGTCAGCAACGGAGGTCAGGACACTGGCCAGGACGGCGGTCGCAGCGATACCGAGCGCCCCCTTCCAGTCAATGTCGAGAATGCCGACACCCACAACGAAGGTGGCGAGCAGGGACTGGGCGAAGGTCTTCACGGCGCGGTCGAAGACGCCAGACCAGAATGAGGCGCGAGCGTAAATGCTCATGCACTCACCCCTTTCGGGAACAACTAGGGGGCAGGACTTCTGCCCCACCCCCTAGTTTACATTGCGTCAAACGAGGTCACATAAGCCGAAAGCTTCCCGACCGGGAACGGTTCAGGGCCTCCTGGAGCGCCGCCCAGGTCGCCTCACCGGGCTCCCCGTCCACGTAGTCACCGAAGGACCAGCCGTCAGCGAACCGGTTCCACATGTCCGGCGCGACTGGCTTCACCCAGCACCACGCCCAGTACTGGAAGACCCTCACGCAATGGGAGTCCCAGCCTCGATCCTCGGCCAGCTTCCCGGAGCCGGTGAGCATCTTCTGGGAATGCTCAGGCACGGTCTTGTTCAGGTAGCGGCGCAGGTTTGCGACAGCGTAGGTCTCGTTGTAGCCGGGCGCGAAGACGTCGATGAGGCGCTGCACCGTGGCGGGCCCGTACTCGCCGTCCACCTGCAGGGCGCCTGAAGTGGACACGGGCACAGGGGCGCCGGAGATGACCTGGCCGCCGCCGATCATGCGATCCCAGGTGGCCCGGTCGCGAAGCCGGTTCAGGTCGAGGGTTCCGTTGTAGCCGGGCAGCCTACCGTCCTCCGTGTACTGATGGATCAGCGGGGACCCCCAGTAGGAGACCGATGGAACAGCCGGGTCGCTGTAGGAGGCGCCGTAGTCCGAGTAGTCGGGGCCACCCGCATACCAGAGCGGGTACTCGCGGGCCACAGCCGACCAGTCGTAGCCATTCAGGGCACTGCCGTTCATGTAGATGCCGGGCGTGGAGCCAGTCATACCCTTTACGGCATCGAGGAAGGTCTTCGCCCATCCAGGCCCCTGATCGACCGCGTTCGCCTCCCAGTCAAGCCAGAGAGTGGCCTTACCCACATAGCCGCGCACAGCATCCACGAAGTAGCGGGCCTGGGCGGCCGCATCACCGGGGCGGGCGAAGTGGTAGAAGCCCAGGCGCTTACTGGCCCCGAGCGTGGCGTTAGCCTGCGACCCCATGTAGGGGTTCACGTAGTCGTCATCCTCGGTGGCCTTGACGATCACGAAGTCGGCCCACAGGGCGGCCACGTTCAGACCCGCCTGGTGGCTAGAGATGTCGATGCCGTGCGCGTGTGCAGGGGCGCTCGGGGCGGCCGTAGTCGCTGGCGCGGACTTAGCCTGGGCGGCCTGCCCCTTACGGAACTCAGGCCACTGGCTGAGGAACTTCCCCTCATCGAAGCGGTGGCAGCTGGTCCACGCCCCAGACTGGGTGTGCGGATGACTGGAGTAGCGGACGGTACGCGTCTCACCCCCGGTCTGATCTCCAAGGTAGCCGTCGATGCTCCCATCCTCAGCGATCCAAGCCTCAGAAACGAGAGGGTCGCCACCATCCTCAACGGCGATCACAACATGGCCGACGCCACCTTCGTTCGCGGCAGAAAGGATCACGTCACCGACACGGAACCCGCCCTGAGGGGTGAGGTCCGAGTCGTTCCACGGGACCTCATTGAATCCCCTAGCCTCCAGGCCAGGGCGCATATTGCCCGTCCAGTGGTCATTGATCTCCGGCAGGGCGGCGTGCCCCCAGGCCGCCCCGTAGGTGTCGTGGATGCCGTAGCAGATCGCGCCGCACACAAGGCTGGAGCAGTCAGCATTCTGAGGCGAGGACACGTGCCCCTGCCAGTCAGCGTTCGCGTACCAGGTGCGGCGGTCGGGCTGGCTGTACCCGACGTTCTCCTGATCGCAGATTCGGCGGGCGATGCGCGCCGCCACAGACTGAACCGTCATTTACTCTCCTTCATCTTGTTCTCGAGGTCAATCACCCTCGCTTCGGCGATCACCGCGCGCTTCGTGAGTGCAGCAACCTCCAGTGTCAATGCGTCAATCACGGCGAGTGCGTCTACCTGACTACTCTGCGGCCCCATCGGTGTCTCTCCAATCTTCTGGTTTAGTGGCAGGACCATAATACGTGCCGGGCAGAGTCATGTCATCGGAGACGCCTCCGGTGTTCTCGCCCCCTCCCGGCGGGCCTAGCTCCCAGTTGGTCTTACGGGCGTTGTCCTTCATGATCGGCTCGCCGTCAGCATCGTCCTCACCGGTGTTGACCATGCGGGCACCCTTGACGAGGACGTCCACGCGCGCCCCAGGCTCACCCGTTACGGTAACAGCCCACAGGTCCGGGTCACTGCGGTCGATCTCAGCAGTGGCGGAACCGGATGCGAATACGACCCACGGCGCAACCGGGGAGGCGATCCTCGGCACGTAGTTGGGGAGCTCCCACCTTGCCCTCCCCTGCCCGTCGAGAGTGAGATTCTCCCAGTACTCAACACCGTCGTAGGGAGACTCGGTACAGGCGTGGGACAGCCACAGGCCGCCGCGCTCCTTGGTGAGCTTCGGAACCCGCATCGTGAACTTCTTTTCGGGGTTCATGTGGATTCCGTCGTTGTCTAACCAAATCTGCGGATACTTGCGCCACGCCAAGATAGTGGCGTGATTGTTCACCCACATACCGGAGTTCTTGTTGCCCAGGGTGGTCAGGGTTGCCCAGTCCCGCCCCAAGCCGAAGTAAGCATGGCCGCCGTCACTGGTCTTCCGGTATGCGATCCCAGAATCGTTGAAGTCAAGTGACGAAGAGTTGACTTTAGATGTGAAGCCGTACTTACTGATAGCCAGCGACCCCCAGTCACCGTTAGGCCCGATAGTGATCGACACCTGCTGAGTGCCCAGAATGAGGGATGGCCTGGCTTCGGCGCCCTTCCTGGCGGCCGACTGGAGAGTGATCGAGGGCTCGCCAGTATTGGCGTCCTTCTGAATGAAGAGTGCGCCATCTTCCCAGTCATCCTCCAGGGAGTTGAACGCCAGACCACACCCGATCTTCGCCCCAGACCGAGCGACATCGGTACCAGTCTGCGCCCATACTAGGTCGTTGAAGTAGCACTCAGACCACGAGTCTCGACGCCCAATCCTGCCGCTGATGGAGATTTCACCAGTGTGGGCGTTAATATCAAGCGACTTCCACCCACTGGAGGAGTAGGCGCGCATCCCATTGTTGTCAATCTTCAACCCACGATTGTCCTGGCGGTCCGTTTGAATGGATGCGCCCGTGATGACCTGGCCGTCAATGGCCCCGGCGCGCAGATTGTCCGCAGTCACCGAGTTGGCGGCCAGCATCCCCGCCTTGATCTTCTCGAACTCGCCACTGCGGGCGTTGATGATACGCGTCCAGACGTGCTTCGCCGTGAGGTCAACGAATGACGCATTACCGGTGACAGTAAGCTGGTCTGTGGTGAGCTGGAGGAACTTGCCGATGTCTCCAGCAATGCGCCTAGCTGCGAGGTCGTTGATGGCCGCTGAGCCGGCGGTCAGGCGCCCCACGTCGAGGTTGCTGATCTGCTCACCGGAGACGCGGGCGCGCTCCCAGTCGGAGCCGTTCCACTTCCACTCCGCCACGATATCGAGTGTGGAGGGGTCCTGAATGCGAGCCGTGTCGCCATAGGTCTCCCCCGGGAAGTCGGGCTTATCGGTGGAGTTCCCCTTCTGGTAGAAGACCTTGCCGAAGGCGGTGCGCATGCGGCGAATGGATGCTTCGATCGTGGACTGCGCGAGTGAGGCGGCAGCCTTCTGGAACGGGTTGTCGGACTCAACCCACTCCCAACCCTTGTGGGAGTGGACGGTCGTGTTCCCGTCGGCGGAGCGGTCATAAGCCGGGAACGTGGTCTCGGCAGGAAACGTGGCCGGTCCAGGCCACTGGATGTACTCGTCCTTAATCTCGGCCACAGTTCACCTCACTTCGCGCGGATAATCATGGAGGCGACCGAACCGCGGGGGCGGATGGGGAATGGCTGGCCACCCCCCACGTTCTTCGCGTAGGGGCGACGATCAGCCACTGTTGTGCCTGTGGACATGGCGTAGGTGTAGCCATTACCGGAGGCGTCATTCCAACCAATGTCGGTATTCGCTTTACCGGCCCGCCAGTTTGAGTTCTGGTTGTTGGAGTCAACGATTTCGTGCCCGTGAGACGGCATCTCGTTCACGGTGAGCGTGTGGTGGGTCTCGCCGACGGTCGAGCCAGTGACAAGCGCATCCGTGCTCCCCTGGCCGTAGATAACCTTACCCTTGAGGTCGGGGACGTTGAACGTGGTTGACCCATTGCCGCTACCGGCGACGGTCCCGATCGTGTCGAACAGGGCCTTGTACTCGGTGCGGCTCACTTCCTGCCCGTAGCACAGTAGCCAGTTCTTCGGCGGCCGGGACCCGTAGAAGGGGAGTACCGCTCCAATGGGGACAATCGCATCCACGATAGACAGGTAGGAGTTGTTGACGCTCTGGAGTGCCCCGCGAGCCACGCCCGCGGACTCAGACGCCCTCTCCGCCTCCAGCTGCGCAGAGGTGATACCATCCTCCATCTTCGTGAGCTTCTCCGCTGTGATGGGCGTGCGCCCATCCGGGCCATCCTTCCAGACATTCCCCCAGTATGGCATATCAGTCTCCCTTCTTCCTCAACGTGAACACGCGAGCATCCGGGGACACCCACTGCGACTTGTCGACCACGCCCTTGTCTGGCGGATACGGGCCTGTCTCCACCAATGATACCGCAACCTGCGTCATGGCCTCAGAGAGCTTCTGAGTCTCCTTCAGGGCCTCAGCACGGGCGGCGCGCTGAAGTACGTCGCTGGCTGCGATCTTCTCTTCGACCGATCGGACGATCGCGTTCGTGTCAATGGACTGCTCGAGAGTGATGGTCGCCTTGGGGCCCCACTCGGACTTATTGCCTGCCCGGTCGTAGGCGCGCAGGCACACCTCGTAGTCCCTGATCTCTAGGCCCGCAATGGAAGTGCGCTGCATGGGGGTAATCATGTCCGCGAACTTCGCCGGTGGGCGGCCGGGGTGCTGCACTGACACCTCAACGCCAGCGAAGTCGGCAGGCATGTTCTGCCCGTTCTGGCCCGCGTAGTCCCACCACACCTGGAGGACGCCCAGAGACTGCGACAGGACCGGGCGAGAAGGGACTGGCGGCGGCTCCCTGTCCGACTCTGTAGTCAGGACAAGGGGCTGCGACCATGCACCCGTTGCGTTAGCGCTCTGAGCTCGCACCGAGAACCGGTACTCCGTCCCCGGGAGCAGGGGGCCCACGGTGGCCTTCGTCGTGTCGGCTCCGCGTACAACCATGGAGCCCGCGACACTTGTCCCGAACATGGACAGTTGCCATGCGATCTCATAGGAGACCACATCGACAGCATTGCCGAGGGTGTCGGTCTCGACGCGCCCCCACTGGAGGTCTACGAGGGCGCGCACCCACCCCTCTGAGTTGGTGACGGCGCGGCTAGAGCCAACCAGCCCCTGCGGGGGGAGCGGCCAGTACTTGGATGCCGGAGTCGAGGGGCGCACGCCGCTACCCGACGTGGAGGCGAGACCCACGATGCCCTTCGTGCGCTTCGTCAGGCGCCCCAGGAGGCTATCCAGGACGGTCCCGAAGGTGGTGTGGCCGACTACCATGCCGTCCTTCTGGGTGACGCTGATCTGGGCGACCTGGAGGCGCTCCATGCCCTCGGCGCGCTCCACCATGATCCAGTCGCCGAGCCGGTAGTCCACCCACGGGAGGAGGTGTACATCGGTGGCGGCCCACTCGCGTTTGATCTCCTCGCTCACGTGCGCCCCGGACTTGAGGGTAGCCTCGGCGACCATGCGGGCCGTGGATTCGAGCTCCACGCCGCCAGCCTCCACGACCTTCTCCACGCGGCGCATGCTGCGGGGGGCCAGGTCGTTGTGGATGAGCCAGGTCCTCCCGGCCTCGCCCTTCACAAGGACGTTGGTGCACATGTCCGCCCAGGTGGCTACCTCGGGTGCGCCAGTGAGGGTGGTTGCGAGGGGCCACCGCTTCGATGAAGTGAGGTCCCTTGCCTGCGTGGTGTCGGCGTTGTAGAGCTTCAGGGTGCGGCCCTGCCACACCGTATCGATCATGCCGAGGTCACGGAGGGAGTCTACGATCTGGAGGAGGCTGATCGTGGGGTCGAAGTAGAGGGTGACGATCTTCGCCCAGTCCTGATTGGCGGAGTCCTTCACGGTGTTGGCGTCCAGGGTGAGGCCCGCGCCCCAGCCGCGCTTGACGGCATTCTGCCAGACTGTGCTGATGATTACCCCCGCGTTGCGGGACAGGAACTTGAACTTTCCGTCCTTGTCCTTCGACTCGACAGGGACGGACCAGACAAGAGCTTCCTTCAGGTAGTCGCTGATGTGGATGGCCTGCACCTTGCGGGAGTCGGTGCCATCGGAGACAAGGTTGTGCTCAGTCTTCTGGGTGATGAACCGGGCGTCGGGGAGCTCTTCCCAGTCCGCGCCGTTGAAGGTGGCCTCCACAGCCACCTCAACCTCACGTTCGAGGACGCTACCCCGGATGGCGTTAGGGCCTGGGGCGTAGGACATGGACAGGGTGGGGGTCTTGCCCTTGGGGGTGGTGACCGTCATCTCCAGGACGTCAGGGACTACGCCGATCCTGGCACCCTGCACCTCGTAGGCGACAGCACGCAACTGCATGCCAGGGAAGTAGTCACGTCGCATCAGTAGGCCCTCCTCGCCTGAATAGCCCCTGTCGTGCCGGTGACCTGGAGGACGATCTTGCCCTCATGGTTAGGGGTGAGCTGGAGCCCTTCGGGGGACATGCTGATCTCGGCGGACGCATTAAACGCCCCCTGGAGCGGATACCAGCGTTCGGACACCTGCCTCCAGGCGGAGTACTTGCCGACATCGACAAGTAGCCTCTGGCCGGACTCCATGGTGCCCCGCCAGGTGAGGCTGGTGCCGGAGGTTACGTCCTTGATGGTGACCGTGTTGGCGGTCGGCTTGAGCTTCAGGACGGCATCGGAGATCGGGGCCGCACCCCCAGCGAGTCGAGACAGGTCATCCAGCTGGGTCTCGATGGTCGTGGTGTCACGCCAGACACCCTCAACGGCCTCGAAGACGACCGTCGTGTCGATGACCCACTCCCCATACCGCCACGATGGCTGGGACACGCTCACGAGCCGCACGAGCGCCTCCCTGGGGCTAACGCCAGCCGGGTGGTGTTGCAGGGTGGCCAGCTTGTTTGAGGCCCGCAGGCGAGCCATGAGGGCCTGGAAGTTGCGGTCCAGGTCCGCCCGGTCCGCGCCCTCAACCATGAACGCCACCGTCACCTTGAAGGTACCAACCTTCTGGCCCGCCCCGTCAATGATGCCACTGCGGAACAGCACCTCCGTGGACTCAAGGCGCGGGGAGGGGACCGCAGGGAGGAGGGTCCCCTCCATAACGCGCCACTTCCCCGGCTGGTCCAGGTCGACGCCGTTCAGGCTGTACTCGCTACTCATGCCACCATCCTAGATGCTCGATGCGAGACGGATGCCGTCGGCCACGTCATCGCGGGTCTTCGAATCCCGCTGCGCCTGTGGGTAGTTGTTCACGATCGTCACCGAGCCGCCCGGACGCCGCCCCTGATCGCCCTGGAGAGTGGAGGATGCGATCGCGTTAAGACGATCCTTGGAGGGCTTCGTCTTCTCGAACGAGGTAGACACGGACGCTGCAATATGCGGGGCCACGTCCTTCTGAAGGTCCTCCGTGAACCCCTGGAGGGACTTACGCACAGCCCCATACTGAGACTCAAGCCCGTTGATGAAGCCCTGCATAACCAGCTGACCAGCATCCTTCAGGATCACGCGGTCAACGGGAGCTGGCCCCTTCCATGACGGGAGATACGAAGTCAGTGACGAGAGCTTGTTCTGGACTGCCGAGAACATGGAGCTGAGGCCGTTAATGAAGCCCTGAATCACGTTCCTACCGGCATTCCATAGCCAGGACCCGGCGCCGGCGAAGACGTTCCGAATACTGTTGGGAATGTTGCGCACAGTGTTCAGCATGTTATTCGTCCACGACACCACCGTGCTCACAATCCCACTCCACATGGAGGAGGTGATGCTCATGACAGCCGACCAGCCGTTGCTGATGAGGCTGCGGACCCAGCTGATGGCACTGGAGACCGTGGAGGCGATCGAGTTCCACACGCCCTTGATGGTGTTCCACACGGAGTGCCAGGCCGCGGAGGACATCGACATGATGCTGTTGCCGAAGATACCGAACTGCCCCTTGATGAGGTTCCAGATACCCTCACCAATCGTCTTGATTCCATTCCAGGCCCCAGACCAGTCACCCTTGATGACAGCCATCACGGTCTGGAGGACACCCTTGATGATCTGGATGGCGCCCGTCACCGTAGACATGATCCCATTCCAGGACGCCATCACGAGAGGCATGAGCCACTGCATGACCTTCCCCACCAGCTGGATCGCCGGGATCAGGGCGGACGCCAACTGCTGAACCAAAGCAACGATCGGCGGCAGAATCTGCGGCAGGTACTCAGAGATGATCGGAGCCAACTGGGCGATGATCTCAGAGATCACCGGCACCAGCGCCTGGATCACCGGGAGTAGGGCAGCACCCAGCTGCTCAATAACCGGGACGAGGATCGGCACCAGCTGCTGGAAGATCGGAGCCAACCCCTCCACCAGCTGCGCCACCAGGGGGGCGATAGCCTCAAGGAGAGTGCCCGCGACAGTGGCGATCGCCCCGAACGCCTCACCCAGGGCAGGCATAGCGGGAGCGAGCGCCTGCACAGCCACGAGGAGGCTGTTGAAGAAGTTCGCCAGCCCATCCTGGAACGCCGGATTCTCGAGAGCCGTAGCGAGCCCAGTGAGTGCCGTGCGGAGCGTCTCACCAATCAGGGGAAGCACCACGCCAAGGGTCGGCTCGAGGGATACGAACGCCTCACCGAGCTTACCGACCCCCTGGAACGCCGAGCTAGCGGCCCGCCCCATGGAGGAGAACAGGTTCGTGAGAGTCGCCTGGAACAGGGGGCCATTCACAGCCTTGTTCGCCTTATCCAGTGCGTCAGCAATGGAGTCAATGGGGGCAGACCCCTTCGCCATGGCGGTGAACAGGCCCCCGACGATCCCGCCCAGGTCGATCGTGATGTCTTTGAGGGTTCCGAACGCCTTCGCGGCCGCACGAATGGACTCCTCCATCTTCCCGGACGCTGCAGCCTTAGACGCCCACTGCTCGAACGAGGCCGCCAGGTTGTTGGCCCACTGGGCGATGCTAGGCAGGAACTTCGCCCCCACCTCACCCATGGTGAGGATGCCGTTCGTGAACGACTTAGCCCCCGTGGAGCCGATCGCTAGAGCCTGAGACAGGTACATGAGGGACTCATGGAACCCAGCAATGTGCCCTGTGGCCGCGCCAGCGATGGCGGCTGTCATGGACCCCAGGTTGGAGGCAATCGACTGGAGCGCCGGAGACAGCTCCTGGAGGGCGACGTTGGCGAAGTCGCGGATCGGCTGAGCAGCCTGCTCCCAGTAGGCGCCCGAGATTTGAGTCTGAAGGTTCGTGAACGCGGGACCAAGGTCCTCGAGGACAGTCTTCGCATCCTTCAAGGCGGCGATCAGAACACCGGCCCCGGCGGCGGCCGCTCCGAAGATGCCGGGTAGCGCCAAGAGCGCCGGGGTGGACTTAGCGATCCCCACAGCCAAGGACGAGAACACGCCCAGGCCGGAACCGACCACCGAGATCGCACTACCAATCAAGGTCGACACGGCACCCATCTTCACGGCGGCCGTATCCAGGTTCTTCAGGAAGTCGTTCAGGTTCCTGCCGATCGACTCGAACACGTTCCCGCCAGCGAGAGCCTTCAGCTGGGCCGCCACCCGGGCCATGGACGCCTTACCGAGGCGCACGTTAATGTCCACCCACCGAGGGTGGGTGAGGCGCCTAAGGTCGAAGCGGGCCTTACCGTCGTCAAGGTCGGCGTTGATGGTGGCCTTGCCATCGAGCTTGTTCAGCTCGTGCTTGATCTTCTTCTTCTGCTCCTCGGAGAGCTTCGCGTGCACATCCACGTCAGCCTTGAGGGCCTCGATGCGCTTCCGCAGTTCCATCGTGGCGCCAGGGTCGAGCTTCACGCCGATAGATACGTCGGCCTTCAGCTTATTCAGGCGGGCCTGGAACTGGCGGAATGACCTCTCGTTCACCGTCAGGCCGGCCTTGACATCGCCTGCGGCTCGCTCAACATCCCGCTTCAGCTTCGCAAGGTCACCGGGGCGCGTAGACAGGGTGACCGCCGTGCGGATATTGTCGAGCCTCTCCTCAAGCTTCTTCTTCTGCTCCTCCGAGAGGTTCGCGTTAACCTTAACCTCGGACTTGATCTGCTGAATCTTCTTCCGAAGAGCCTCCAGCTGGCCCGACTTAAGGTCCACCTCAGCCTTGAAGCGGACGTCCGACTTAGCGGCCTCCTCGCGGGCCTTCTTAAGGGACTCCTTGTCGAGTTTCACCTCCGCATTGAAGGTGAGGTCAAGGTCCTTGACCTGCTTCTGGATTCGCTTCAGGTCGCGGCGAAGCTTCTTAGCGAAGTCAGAAAGGTCAGGGACGACCTTAACGGAAAGCTTACCAACTGTTCCCTTACCCGCCATCCCTAACCTTCCTCACCCCAGAGCAGCAAACAGGGCAGAAACCCCAGCCGTGTCACTCGATGATACCACCGACCCAGAATCGCCCTTCGAGGGCCTCGGCATCATCTCCGAGTCCTTCAGTGATGCCTTATTGGTGGCGGACGCCTTAATCAGCAGCGCCAACCTATCCAGCGCCTCATTCAACCTCTCCGAGTCATGCGAGTAACCGAACCACTGATCTCCGCCCAGTTCGTTCGCCCGATACAGACTCCAGGGCTCGTGTGGTAGGCGCTCAAGAAGCTGACTTACGAGAGACACCCGGTAATCACCGTGGACGTCAATCCGGTACAGGGCCCAGAAGTCCGCCGCCGCGTCCGGGTGCCTCTCGAAAAAGTCATCTAGTTCTTGGCGCCTGCGGCTTCCCCCGCGTAAGCCATAACCAGGTTGATGATGTCCTCCATGTTGGAGTCGTCATAGAACTTGTCCCAGGCGTCCAGGTCGTTGATGAATCCGCCATCCTCGAGTGCCTCCATGACGTCAGCGAGGACAGCCAGGAGGTTCACTCCATCCGTGTTGTCGCCCATGAACGGCTCCAGGACGGACGTGAGTCGCATCCGCTTAGAGGGCCGCAGTGAATGCGGAGGGGCCAGCAGCTCATGCCCCGGGAGAGAGGAGAACGGGGGGAGCTTGTCGGCCTTCTTGGTAGCCACGAGAGATTCCTTCCAGTGGGGTGTTCGGGGTGTTGGGAGGGGCGCCGCCACACACCCCTATATGGCGGCGCCCCTAGTATATCGGCCGTCAGTTGACGGTGAACTGCTTGCCGTCGGAGGCGGCGACGTTATTCGTGACGATCACGTTCTGGACGCCCGTGTTCACGCCGCGAGGCACGTAGGTGGTGATCTGGGTGGAGGAGTCCTTCTCGAACGTGGCGACCACGTTGCCGAACTTCACCTCTCGGACACCATCGAAGTTGGCTCCGGCGATGACGACCTTCGCGCCGACCGCGCCGGAGGCGGGGGTCAGGGTAGTGATGGTCGGCTTCGCGGTGCCGATGCCGGTGACGGTGCGGGGCTCGAGCATCTGGACGCGCGTCTTCCCCGAGTTGGGGGACAGGAGTGTGCCAGCGATCTTGACCTCAGTGAAGTTGTCCAGGCTCAGGGACGGCATGTTACCGGCCAGGGAGACGCGGCGGAACAGGTAGCCGGAGACGATGCGTCCGTCCTCGACGACAACGAGGATGGCGCGCTCACTGGAGGCGTCGAGCTCAATGTCCCAGGCGCGCTTGGTGGCGTCGTAGGTGGAGCCGGGGAACGCCACCTTCATGACGTCCTCGCCGAGGTTGACGGCGTTGATGGTGACCTTGTTGGTGACGTCCTCGCGGGTGGAGCGGACGCCCTGACGGTCCCAGGTCCGCTTCGTGGAGGTGTCTCCACCGTCGGACTCGAACTCAATCAGGTTCTCACTGGAGGTGTCGCCCAGCCAGGTCCAGCCGTTCGCCTCCAGGGTGGTGCCGTCACCGAAGGTGTAGCCGTCGAGATTGGGGGCCTCCGTGTCAGGGGCAGCGTAGTAGACGTGCCCACGGCCCGCGATCTGAATCTTGCTGTTTCCGAGGTTAGCCATCAGGCTCCCTTCCTGGCCGTCACCTGAAGGGACGAAACCATGTTGATGTAGTCGGCAGTGGTTCCCATGTCCGTTTCCGGCGTGGGCAGCTGGGCCCACTCGAGGTAGGTGGCCCAGCCTTCGGAGGTCTCCATGCCTGACCTCCAAGCTTTCTCAATGGCCTGCACGAGCGCGTCAGAGGCGTCGGACACCTCATCCCCATCAGGCCCGGTCATGTACAGGCGTGCCCTGATCTGGGTGGCGGCGAACGTCGGCCCAGACGGGTGGACACGCGAGATTGTCATCTGGACGCGGCACACGAGCTCATTCATCGGGTCATCCACGTCACCGTGGGTGCGCCACACGATCCGAGAGAGGATCGGCCACTCCGCAGCGCCAGCGGCAGCAGCATCACGCACATACCGGTAGATGAACGGAAGAGGATTCACGTAAGCCACTAGAACCCCCCATGTGCGCTTACGACACTACGCATAATATAAGTGCCAGGAACCCACGTGCGATAGCGGGCTCCTTGGCGGCCCGAGCGACGCCCCTGGGCATCCTGATACACGTAGTGCCCGAACTCCAGGGCGGCGTCATGGTCAGTGGAGGGGGAGATGGTCCAGTCAACCTTCCCCTGCTTCATGCTGAAGGATGCAACCTGCTCTCCGGTCTGCATGTGCGCCGCAGCGGAAGCCTCAATCTCTGCGAACACCTTTGCGGCGGCGGAAGCGAACTCAGGCTGACGCGCCACCACGGCAGCAATGTCCTCGTGAACAGCCTCGTTATCGTAGACCTCGATCATCGGGACTCCGTTCCGAGCGTGTCACAACGCACAGACCAGTGGCGGGTCATCGGGGAGGCATCATAGGTGAGCGGCTCGCCCGCCTGCTGGAACGTCTTCCCCACCAGCGACTCGGGACCCTTGATGATCTTCACCCACGAGTGCGGACCACCCGGCCACTTCCTGCCAGTGCCGAACACCTTCAGTGTAGTCTCATCCGTGAGGCCACCGCGAATGACGCGGTTCTCGGTAGCCTTCAGGGCGTTACCTGCGGACGGCTGCACCAGCACCTTGTCGACCACGAAGGTCTCCCCCCGCTCGAACCGGCGCCCAGTGCGGCCCTCCTTCACGACGGCGAGCGTCACCTCCACCACGTGTGGGCCGTTCTCCAGGTAGCGCCCGCGGCGGGGCCGGAACCCTACCACAGTGTCACCTCATCCTCATCATATACGGGGTGGTCGCCAGCGAAGTCGAGGGCTGATGGGCCGCGCAGGTACGCGGGGTCCACCGTCAGGGGGCCCTCCAGGGCGCCCAGAAGGTGCGTGCGCCGCGCATACCCGTCCATCTCGGCCCCGGCTACACCCCAGCCAGAGGTTCCGGCCTGAAGGGCCCGCCAGTCACGGTCGGTGATCTCCAGAATGCCGGACGCTACAGCCTGATTCACCGAATAGGTGTACGTGCCCTCGGTCTCATACTTGTAGAGGCCGCCGCCAGGCGCCCTGAGGACACGGGAGACCGACTCGGCCTCCACCATCCGCATGATGATGGAGAAGCTGTAGTCGACGCGACACCGGTTCACAGCGTCAGGCATGCGCGACAGGATCAGGGCCTCAGCCCTATCCAGAAGAGCCTGCACCCAGACCTTCTCATCATCCTCCAGGTACCGCATAAGCGACCCCTGAACATCATCCAGTGTTGCTACCGTCACTTCTCCACCTCCTCAGGAATCCAGGCCACGGGGTGGCCGCCAGTCGAAACCAGCGGCCACCACCCGGGTCACTTGCTGGTGATCTTCACGAACGCGCGCGGGTCACGCAGAACCCAGCCGAACTGGGCCTCAGCGAGGATCGCACCCATGTTGCGGTCGAAGAGGTCCACACCACCGGCACGCTCGGTCGCCTTACGGTAGGTGATGGTCTCAACGAAGCCGAGACGCAGAGCGTCCTTGAAGTCGCCGCCGATACCAAGGAGCTTGGCGGCCGGAACCTTGGCCTTCTCGTAGCCGGAGACGGCGCGAGAGTAGGTGGCCGGGACACCCAGGACGGTACCGAACTTCGCGGTGATGTCGGGGGCCTGCTGGTAGAGCGGGCGACCCTGAGCATCCAGGGCGTTCACCAGGTTGCTGCGGAACTTCGGAGCCAGGAGGAAGTGGTCGAAACCGAACTCAGCCTCGTCAGCGTCGTCCAGCACAACCTTGTCGTAGGCGGCGGACAGCTGCTTGGTGAAGTAGCCGGTAGCGGTGGAGGCCAGGTCCAGCTCCTGCACCTTCGTGGTAGAGGTCAGGGCCTCCTTGCCGGTGATAGCAGTACCGGTGTTCGCGTCAATGCCGTGAATGACGGCGGTGTCGATGGCGCGAGCAATGGCCTCACCGAGAGCCTTCTGGATACGAGAGTACTCGCCCAGCGGGTCAGCCTTAGCGGTCTCCTCCGAGTAGAGGATCATCACGGCAGCCTTGACCGGGGTGACCGTCTTGACCTTGCTGGACAGGGTAGCGACCGGCTTCAGGCCACCCTCCTGGACGATACCAGCGGTGGGCTGGCCGACCGGGATCGGGATCGCGGTGCCGTTGATGGAGACCGGGACGCTACCGGCGAGGCCCTGAACGACAGAGCCGTTCATGGCGTTGTCCCAGATGCCCTTTACGACGGCCTTGGGAAACGCGGCCTCATTCCCGGCGTTAGCGTCGAGAATCTTGGATACTGTCTCGATCTTGGCTTCGTTGTCGGGGTTGTACGCGGGTGCAGGCATATGCCCTCCTTACTGGTCTGCGAGGCCGAAGAACCCGAGCGCCTCGCTCAGGCCGTCATCCTCGGTCTCAAGGTCTGCATCCACCGCAGGGTCGCGGGGGACTGAAGGCGCGGGCGTAGCGTCTGCCTGCTCGCGCAGCGTGGCGAGGGCGTCTACCTGCTCCTGCCACGAGTCTTTGTCGCCGGTGAGGAATGAGGCGAAGCGGGCCGGGATGTTGGCCTTGGAGAGGAGGTCCTCCTTCTCGGAGAGCTCGGCGGCGGCACGCTCGGCGGCCTCCTTCGCCTCGAGCTTCTCAGTGAGTGCGGCCAGCTGGGCGCGCAGCTCACTCACCACATCCGAATGAGTCTCCGCATCATCCTTCGGCGCTTCCTCCGCAGGAGTCTCCTCGTCCGTCTCAGGACTCTCAACGGGGGCCTCCTCGACTGGCTCGATGGGGTAGTCGGTGGTTGAGATAGGTCCGTCAGTCTCTTCAACGACGGAGGGCTCAGGCGCGGGGGTGTCGCTCATTTGCGCTCCTTCAGCTTCTCCCGGAAGTACTTGTCCATTGCTCGGCGCGCATCCACACCATGAAGGTCCTGGTCGCGCACAACCTCATTGTACACGCGTTCGAATCCGATCTGCTGTTCCTTCCCCTCCCAGTGCTTAGAGGTGAAAACCGCAACACACGTGCAGAAACAGTGATCGTGGTACCTGTCGGCCCTAATGCCCGCAGACTCCGATGACTTATACACCGGGCCACGGGATGCGAGCATCGCACAGAAACCGCAGGGGCCATTCTTGTTTGGGTGGCACACCCTGGCGAAAGCGAATGGGCGCGCAATGAGCTCACCGCGAGAGTTGCGGCGGTACTTGTCTGGCACGTCGGAGAACACCTTCATGCTACGGTGGCGATCCTTGACGAGCTCCTCCTCGTCGAGGGTGCGAACAGCCTCCTCGATACGGTCTGCGACCTTCTCGAAAGCCTCATCGAGCGTCATGCGCGGGCGGCGACGGGCCTCAACCTTCTCAACGTCCTCGACGATCGCCTTCTGTGTCGTCTCGGAGAACTCCTCCAGGTCTTTCGCCAAGTCATCCAGGGCCCCCTCAATGAGCTCAATGGAGGACGGTGCGGTATCCACTGCGTCGGCCACTGTTCGGCGCGCAGCGGCCAACACATGCCCCTCCAGGGCGCGCTCCAACCGCCTCATCCCCTCAGGTGACGACAGTGCCCCCTGAGTGCCGCGAATCGTGCGAGCGATCGTCTTCGGGCTATACCCGGGCTGGGGAGGAATCCACGACTCAGGCGCCCCAGCCTTGCGGGCCTGCCCCCGCAGGAACAGGGCAGCCGCGGCCCATGCCTGCTTCCTGGCCTGCCACATGAGCGGAGTCAGCAGGTCGCCCACGTGCTCCACAGGTGGCGGCTCAGGGAGTCCCTCGAACGCCTTGAGTGCATCCTCGGCGCGACGTCTGAACAGCATGACGATGCTGCGCAGGATGCTGTAGAACAGGGCCTCACTCACCCTTAGGGCCCTCCTCCGCATCCTCGGGAGCCTCGGGCGCCTCGGGCATGTCCAGGCCCGCGTCAGCGTCCATCTTGTCCCCGCGGGCCTTCTCGCGGCGCAGCTGCTCCGGAGTGAGGTGCAGGAACTCGCGGGCCGTCTCATCACCGATGATGCCCTGACTATGGGCCTGAAGGGCGTTCGCCATCTGCGCCGACGTGGACGGGGCGGCAGCGTCGCGCCACGTCACCTCAAGAGCCTCAAGCCCCTCCAGTGACATGCCATTCGCCTGCGCCACAATCCGGCCAACACGCTCCAGGGCGTCACTGAACTGGCGCTGCTTGTTCTCCGCCCTGGCAATCAAACGGTCCTTCGCCACGCGCAGGGCCTCAGCGGACGTCGGGTTGTTGTCCGAGGAGACGCCCATCATCGACGGGGGGATACCCGTCATGGCGGACAGCTGGAGGGCGTAGGACCTGTACGTGTTGATGAACGGGTCCAGCGCCATACCGGTCAGCTGCTTCACGTCACCGCCGGAGGGAATGGCGATCAGGTTACCCATGTACGCCTGCATCTTGTCAGGATGCTGAGCCAGCATCTCCGCAGCACCGTCACCCACGACGGCACGCATCGGGGAGGAGGCCACCTCCTGCGCCACCTGAAGGTTCGTCAGCGTCCTAGAGGCCGCATCAATGACGGACGTGAGCTCACGCAGATCGGACCGCCCATACTTGTCGGACAAGCGAGCGCGGTTGAACATAGGGACGATGGACGCCCCCCACTGGTCCTGACGCCCCTGGCCAACACTCTTCCAGTCGTACTTACCCTTCGCGTAGAACTCCACACCATCGGGCGTGTAGTAGGTGGCCCCCACGTTGCCGTCATCCCGGCGGTAGAGGACAACACCCTCCACGACCTCGCCACGGAAGTTGATGCGCACACGGGCATGCTTCGCATCCACGGCGCGAATCGAAGCGAACTCATGCTCATCATCCGGAGGGGCGATCACCCAGTAGGCGGCGCCAGCACTAATGGCCTCGGCGGCAGCAAGGTTGAACTGGGAGTCCATGTCGTTCGCCTGCCACGTCTTCCGCAACAGCTCAACCACACCAAACTTGTCATCATCCGCGACACGGTACCCGTCGGGGATCAGAATCTCGGTTAGGACATCCACCGCCATCTTAGCGAACGGGGCCTGAATCTCCAGGACACGCGCCTTCGCAGGCAGGCTGATACCCACCGCGTCGAGGCGCCGTTTCCCCTCGTAGTAGCCCTCATAGGTGATGGGGCGGTAGGCGCCAGATGAGAACTTGGAGATCATCTTCTGGAAGCTCACATGAACACCTTCCACTCGCCTCGCGGAGCAGTCAGGTCCGCCCACTCCTTCGAGTTCTTCACATGTCTATACAGCATTCTAGCGCCGATCATGCACACGGCCAGGTCGATCTTCTTCGAGGACTTCGGAGACTCCTTCTTCACCGACCAGCGTCCCTTGAACTCATTCACACGACAGTTCGACACATGCTCACCCAAGGCCGAGTCCCCATCATGAGTGAACGTCTGCTGCTGAATCTCCGTGAACGCCGTCTCTGCCGCCTCAGCGAACTGGTACGCGTGCGACCGCATATCCCAGGCGATCGGCGAAGCGGACATGCCGCCACGCACCGCAGGAACGATCAGACGGTCACCGAAGTCCTCAGGCCACGCCGTGCGCGTGAACGACTCCCACTCGCGCACGTCAGCCCAGAATGCGACCACATTGTAGGTATCGAACGCCTTCCTGACCCCCGCATCAACGGCAGCCACATTCACCACCCCGAGCGGCTTCTCAGGCTTCCAGTGACCGATCTTGAAGATGTGACCATCCTCCATACAGCACCCCACGAGGGCAGTGTGGTCGTTGGACTTGGAGCCGTCGAAGAACATGACGATCTGCTCGCCCGGCTCAACCTTCCGGTCCGGTTTACGGAGCTGCGTCCACTCCTCCAGGGTGATCCAGGACGCCTCAGCTGCGTTCGGGCGGTTCAGGAAGAAGCGGATCGACCGAGACTCGGGGTATTCGGGGGACCAAATCTGTTCCTTGATCGACTCCAGATTCACCCACGGGCAGTCCTCATACACGTACTCCAGGGCCTTCGTGAGTCCAACCTGCCCCTCCTCCGGTTCATCCGTTAAAACCGTGTTCGGGGGCGCGATACGCGCATCGTAGAGGATCTTCGTTTTACCGCGCGTGAGACCATCCTCCTGATCGCACCACGCCTCAAAGATCGCCTCAGCCGACGACTGCTCGCCAGGCACCCATGCGTTGCAGGTACCCATGAACCGGCCACCCATCTTCGCCGCGTTCTGCTGAATCGTCTCCAGCATGGCAGGCCCGCCCTGCGCGGGCAGCCAGTGCTCAAGCTCGTCCCCCACAACGAAGGACACCTCACCACCCTCCATGGAGTGCGCAGAGGACGTCATCTGCTGAAGCTTCCCCCCGCCCGGGGTCTCGATGAATGTCTTCGCTACCTCGAGGTCATACTTTCGGGCGAGCGCCCCCTTCTTCTGACAGAACGCCCTGACCATTCGGATGGTATTGGCGGTTTGGCTTTCCGAGGTTGCCACGATCTGCACGAGCGGCATGCTCATAGGCTTGGCGCGCACCCCAAACGGCTCATGGCGGTCGAAACCGTCGAACCGGCAAGGGCCTAGAAGCTCAAAAAGGCACAGGGCGGCAGCGAACGGGGAATTATGGGTAACCACCATCGTCTCCCCCACCAGATACAGGCCATCCTCAGCCTCCACAGTGATGCAGCGAGCATCCACCGGGGCAACCCTACGAACATCCTTAATGACGCGCGGGATGGGCTTCCTGCGCTGCTCCTGCACACGCTCCGCGCGACGAGGCAAGGTCACGAGGTTCTGGTGCTTGTAGGGCTTGAACGTCAGCCTGTAGCGCGATCCAGTGACGCGCCCATAGAGCTTCGCCTCCGACTCTCGGACATTCACCTTCACGCCCATTGACCGGAGAAGGAACGCCATACCGTCAGCGATCTGCTTGCGCACCTGGCAGTACTCAGCAGAGCCCTTCTTGTCCACATAGCCATCAGAGTCCATGAGGCCCTGAATCAGGGCGCGGCGCTGCTCTACGGAGGCGCGCAGGTACGCATCGGGGATGTGCTTGTCGTTCAGTACGCCAGCCCGACGAAGATCGGCAGCCAGCTTCAGGACGCCGACAGTCCGCCCTCTATTGCCTTCCTCCTTAATGCGAATAGCGCCAATATCATACCCGGCGGATCGCATTCTAGCCCTAATATGCGGAATGTCATCCACGTCGCAAGTAATACTCCCATTCCCCGTGGAACCATCGCCGAGCCAGTAACCGAGCACCCACGGGTCTACAGGTAGGTCTCGCTCGGGGAACTCCAGCGGCTCAGTCTCAGGGAGAGCGAACTTACCCACGCCACCCTTAGTTGCCTTCGTTGACCCCTTCGTGAGTGGACGGTCGAACACAAGACCCTCGCGGGCCATGGTGCGCACATCAAGGGTGCGAACCTTGCGCTTCGAAGCTCCAACGAACTCATTGACTGTAAATAGGTGCTCCCCAGACACGGTGAGAATACTGCCGTCAGAGAGCTCAACCTCCCAGGTGTCCCACTGCCCAACGGGATGAGTCTTTGTGACCATGGTCGGCTTCCCGGACGGGTGGAACACGTAGTCTCCGGGGCGCAGGTCGCCGAACTTCCGCCACCCCTGAGGGGTGAGGATTGGCGTTAGTAGACTGTGAGCTTTGCCACTTCCCTTGCTTAACCTTCTAATTCCCTGCCTATACACAAAGGAACCCTTATGGGTAAGGGCGTAGAAATGAGCAAGGAACTCGATCTGCCTGTCCGTCGGGATGAACGGCTGACCTGCGCGCGGCCCGTTAGGCTGCACGAGGTTGTCCATCATCCAGGCGGCAGCATGGTACCCGAGCGTGCGCTCAGGCAACTGCAGGGGGAGCGTGTCGGTTCGCTCCCGGGGTGCGGGGGGCGTCTCTGTCACTTCGCGGCCCGCGCCTTCGCCCAAGCCTGGAGAGCGACCACGCCCGCAGACTCGGCCTCAGACTCATCCACGCGGTTGATCTCGATCTGCACGCGCCTGCGGTCACCCTCAGTGAGCAGAAGGGAGGTGAGCATGGTATTCACGGCCGCCAGCATCGTAGGGGAACGCCGATCATGCATCTTGTAGTTCGATAGGTCGTCACAGGCAGAGTAGAGGACGATCCAGTCCGACGGCTCGTAGTAGCGGGTGAACGTGGACTGCTCCACAGCCTTCCACAGCTTCTTCGCAATCGGATGCCAGTCAGGGTCAGGCTTAGGTGGCTTCACCTGCTCAGCGACCACATTCACGGGCTCCACGCCACCATCGAGCTTCCTCGCCTGGGTGGTGCGGTGCCCCTCCGTGCTGCGCTTCGGGATCGGTCCCTTAACTCCCATCGTTGACTCTCCTACAGGTATCCGGGGTGCTTACTCTTCGGCCGTGGACCGCGAGCCTTATTGCGACCATTATAGCGGCGCTTTCTTGCCTCAACAGACTGCTGCTGTGTTCTAGCCATATGGCAGTGCTGGCAGAGGCTCCTCAGGTTATCCGGCACATGCGGGCCGTCAGGGAAGATGTGGTCCACCTGATTCGCTGGGTTGCCGCAGAACACGCAGACGCCGCCGTCCCTTTTGAGGACCGTTCGCCTGATCTTCGCCCAGTCCTTAGGGAGTTCCTTACGGCGCCTCGACTGACTACTCCACGCCATTAACTCGAACCTGCTCAATCTGGACCAGCGCATGGAAGTCAGCCAGCTCACTAACAAGGGCGGTAATCGCATTCTCTGTGTCGTTGCGAGCCACAATGTACGCGTCCCACACATCATCAAGGAGTGGGTCGTCGAGCTCGAATGCCTCACAGTCCTGAACCTCCACCCAAGCCTGCTTGAGTACCTCAAGCTTCACACGGAAGTCGTCGACAGTCACTTCTCAACCTCCAACGTCACGTGAGCCTCCAGCCCATACCGGTCATCCACGAACCCCCCCAAGTACTCCTCCAGCGTCTCCTGGGCCTCCTGGACGCGGATGACAGCCTCATCCTGCTCGGCGTCACGCCTATGGGCCGGAACATCCCACGCCCCACACTGGTCGGCATCATTCAAGGCGTCGCGCAGCTCGTCCGCAGCGCAATCCATGGCAGCCAGCGCCACCTTCTCATGTACCGACGCAATCCTCTCCACGGCGCTCATCGCACATCACCCGGGTCGGTCATAGACACGCCCTCATTCGAGGGGGAGCCCTCACGAATGTCGAACAGGAACGACGGCTTAGCGTCCTTCCCGCCGAAGTAGGCGTGCTGGATCGACAGGTAGTCGCCCGGGTAGACGTACATGTCCTGCTGGCCCTCGTTGCGGAAGATGAGGGTGCCGTCGTTCGTGCGCTCAGGATGATTGTCGCAGAGGATCACGTCAACCTCCGGAGCCGACTTGTCACCATAAACGAGCAGATACAGCATGGATGCTCCTTTCACCAAATGTTCGATCGCTTGTTGGACGGGAGGGGGCACGGCTCAATGCAGGGGTGCCCCATCGCAGCCAGCTCCCGGACCGTCGGGTAGACCTTCCGGTCCTCCTTGGCGCACGTGGAGCACCTACCCTGCCCCGAGTAGAGGCGCGTACCCGGCCAGTCCTTCACGGAGCTCCGCGGGGGGCGCATCTTCTGGCCGCACGAGGAGCACTTGTGCTCGACCGTCCAGTCGATGAGCGCCTTGGGGGTGCATCCACGCAAGAGCTCCCGGTAGCAGGCGTTGCAGGTTCCTCGACCGCCGTAGGGCTTAGTGCCGGGGAACTCCTTCGCCGTGGTACGCGGGGGCCGGTAGGGCTCGCCGCAGTGAGTGCACTTCGGGAACTGGCGGCCAGTGTCGGGGCTGGTCATGGTTGTCCTTTCGTTGGCTGACCTAGGCATTCTACCGCAGCAAGGGGCTCTGGGTAAAGGCGAGGCCCGCCGGGCATACGGAGAAGGAAAGGAAACTTCACTCCGACCCATCCGGCGGGCCTCTATCAGCGCGACCATCCTACACGCAACGACGGAGCGGGCGCAACCCTCCGGAATCTCCGGACAGTTCGACACCCCAGAAGCACCCGAAGCCGCGTAAGCCAATCTGAGAGCCTTTCGCGACCCCACCCAGGTCAGCGCACACACCCGCACCCGTTCGGCCGCCCACGAGCCTCCCAATGGCCTTCCCGTGGCGCTCGCGGCCCGCCGCCCGCCGCGCCGCCGAGGCCCAACCCTCTCTGGAGAGCGTCAACCAACTAGAGACGATCAACCCAACGTAACCGCAACCCAACCCACTGCTTGGCACTAGAGCAAGGAAGCCTTCAAGGTCAGGTTCCGTCTCGGTACAGCAAGGAAGGGCAAGGACGGGATGAGTAGTCATGAAGTTGATCCTCGAAGGTCGCCAGAGGATCACTACAGGAGGGTTGATGCCTCGGAACGTTCAGAGACGACCAGGTGACCGAGTGTCAACTAGAGCCAGGTACGTGACTAGCCAACGAACCATCTCCTCGTCCTTGCTCTCGTAGACCAACTGGACCGAAGGCCAAGGCGACGACCAAGGACCAACGGTCCGACGGTCGGAGCGAAGCGACGCTCTCACGCACGCGCGCATGCGCGTAGAGAGTGTTTTTACTTTATAGGTTGTATTACTGGTTTATGGCCAGATTTTGGCCTACCCTAGGCCAGATTTTGGCCTACCCTAGGCCAGATTTTGGCCTACCCTA